GCGCAGCGTTGTCGACCGGTCATCTTCAGGTAACCGTACAGGGCGAGGCTGGCAAAACGATCGATTGGGCCGGTGTCGCCGACATCGTTTGGCTTGAGCAGGTGCCGTAATGTCGCTGTTGCTCGCGTCCGGCGGAGGCGGGCCCACGATCGTCAGCGACGATGACTGGCGACCGCCGTTCTTCCTGGTTGCAGCGCTTGCTGCGCTGTCTCCGGTCTACGCCGACGAGTCACTGCCCGTTTCCGCCGCGGTTACGATCGTCGATGAGTCGAGTCCGTCGTGCGTAGTCACGGTGGTCTCGCCCGCGTGGATCGAGTATCGCCCGGACGAGTCGCCGGTCACCTCCATCAAGGACGAGGATTCCTGGCGAGCGCAGTCGTCGGCGCAGCCTCTGCCGACGTGGCGGACCGATGCTGCCGACGAGCTACCGATTGCGGCCGCGGTCACCGTCGTTGCCGAAGACGATTACCGGGCTGCATCAATCGCGGCGGTCATTGCGTACGCGTCGGTGTCGTTTGCGGCAGACGAGATTGCGCCTGCCGCATCGCCTACGATCGTCGGCGAAGATGACTACCGGTCGACGGTCGTTGTTACCGCGCCCGTCTCGTACCGTCTCGACGCGATCGACGAGCTGCTGCCGATTGCTGTCGTCGTTACGATCGTCGACGAGGACTCTCGAGCACCGTCGCTCACGGTTGCGTCTTGTATCTCGCTCGCTGTCCCATACGCCGACGACGTGATCGCGGTTGCGGTCGCGGCGACATGGTTGGCCGATGAGTCGTACCCCGATCGCTGGAGCGCGGTCCCGCTTGTGGTGGCGCGATGGGCAGTTCTCGGCGATGAGATCACGACGCAGCCCCCGGCCCTCCTCGTCGAGGATGTATGGATCGCTCCGCGGCCGGTTGTCGTTCCCGCGATCGTCGAGCAGTCGCTTGGCTATTCGGTAGAGATCGCAGGCGGCGTTGCGCCGATCGTTCCGGAAGGCCCGACAATCGTTGCGGCTGTCTACTCGAAGGCATCGGATGTCGTCGTAACCACGCACGGATCGAGCGTCGTGGTGCTAGCAGGCGCGGATATTGATGTGGCCACTAACGGCGCAGGTGTTGAGGTGCTAGCGACCAACTCTGACGTGGAGATCCTATGAAAGATGCCTTTGGGTGCAAGCGCGGCGCACGCCTGCCATCTCGCGAGATGACACTCAAGTCTTCCGCGTCCTTTGACCTGGCGGCCGCGTCGTCGGTCACGTTTGTCTATCGCACAATGGGCGTCGTCGAACGCAACGAGATCGTCGCGGTTGTGGTGGACGCTCCGACCAAGAAGATCAGGATCGACTTTGCCGATCTCGATGTCGACGTCGAGGCCCGATACGAGTGGCACGTAGAAGTGGTGTTCAGTAGCAAGCGGATGGACTTTCCGGAGGTCGGCTTCTACACGTTCTCCGTGACCGAGAACATCGAGGTTTAGCTGGCCACTTGACGCGGCTGGCATGCCGTGATCCTGGAATGCGAGATGGCCAAGAGCAGCAACTGCACCCGAGACGTGGCCCCGCTGTCTCTACGCGCGTCGGTTGCGCCGGGCACTCTCAACGAAGAGAAGCGCACCGTCGACGTCATCTGGACCACAGGCGCGCGCGTGCTGCGCGGATTCTTCGATCAATTCTGGGAGGAGCTCTCCCTCGATCCCAAGCATGTCCGAATGGACCGCTTGAACGGTGGAGCCCCACTGCTTGACGCGCACAATGGCTCCGAGCTCGGCGGCGTGATCGGCGTCGTCGAGAGCGCCCGCCTGCAAAAGAACAATGGCGTTGCCACGGTTCGTTTTGCGAGGGCCGAGGACGATCCGAACGCCGATGCGATCTTCCGCAAGGTCAAGGACGGGATCATCCGTAACGTGTCCGTCGGCTACCGGATCAACAAGATGGAGAAGGTCTCCGAGGAAGAAGGGAAGATCCCCGTTTTCCGCGCGGTCGACTGGACCCCACATGAGATTTCCATGGTGCCGATCGGCGCCGACGCTGGCGCTGGCGTCCGAAGCGAGAGCGCTGAGACTAACCGCTGCGTCTTCGTGACGCGACAGGAGAAGCAGATGGCAGACGAAGAGAACCCGAACACCGGCACCGTCGAAGACCCCAAGCCGTCTGCCGCCGTCATTGCGACGCGCGTCGCCAGCACGGCCCGCATTGAGGACGCTAAGCGCCTCGCGGAGGAGCGGCAGATCGCGGCCGAGGAGGCACTCGCGAAGGAACGCCTCCGGACCTCGGCGCTACGCACGATCGGCAAGCAAGGCAAGATGGGCGAGCCCTGGATCGAGGCGGTCATCGAAGCCGCCACGACTGTCGATGAAGCACGCCGAATCGTCCTCGAGGAGATGGCCAAACGCGATGGCGAGGTCGAGACCCGCGGGGAGCTGCGTGTGTCGGCTGGCGAGGACGAGCGCGATAAGTTCGTGCGCGGCGCATCCGCCTGGCTGTTCGAGCGCACCGGCACTCGCAAGCTGATCGAGGCTGCGAAGGCGAAGCACCCCGAGATATTCAAGGATGTCTCGTTCGACCCCGGCGAGTTCCGCGGATGCACCCCAGTCGACCTCGCGCGCCTCTCACTCGAGCGACGCGGCGTGAACACACGCGGCATGGACCGCATGAGGCTGGTCGGTGATGCATTCACGTATCGCGTCGGAAACTACCAAACGACGGGTGACTTCCCGATCCTGTTAGAGAATGTTCTCGGCAAGGTACTACTCGGCGCATACGCCGCGCAGGTGAACACATGGGAGCGTTTCTGCGGCATCGAGCAAGTGCCCGACTTCCGCACGAGCAACCGTTACCGTAGCGGTTCGTTCACTGGCCTCGACGTGATCGCCGAGCATGCCGAATACACGAACGGAGTCATCCCCGACGGGGCAAAGTACCCGCTCACCACGCAGCGCATGGGCAAGATGTTCGGCCTGTCCCGCGAGGCGATCGTCAATGACGATATGGGTGCGCTGACTCAGACCGCGACCGAGCTCGGCAAGGCGTCCAATCGCACGATTGAGAATGCGGTTTACGCGTTGCTTGCGCTGAACTCCGGCCTTGGCCCGACGCAGTCGGACTCGCAGCCGTTCTTTCACTCGAACCGCTCCAACGTTGGCACCGGTTCAGCGCTGTCGGCGACGGGCGCGATCGACGGCGATCGCATCGTCATGCTCTTGCAGAAGGATCCGGCCGGGTTGGACTTCATCGACCTGCACCCGACACTCCTACTCGTGCCCGAGAGTCTCCGTAGCACCGCCCTTCTGATCAACAATTCAGAGTTCGATACGACCGTCTCGAACAAGTTCCAGGTCCCGAACGCCGTCCGAGGATTGTTCACCGAGGTCGTGTCGACGGTGCGCATGACCGGCACCCGTCGCTACCTGTTCGCGGCCCCGACTGAAGCGGCGGCGATCGTCGTTGCCTTCCTCGAAGGCTACGGCCGCGGTCCGATCCTCGAATCACAGCAGGGCTGGCGCATCGACGGCGTCGAATGGAAGGTGACCCTCTACGCGAAGGCGCAGATGGGTGATCCCAAGGCTGCTGTCACCAACGCAGGCGTGTAAGGAGAAACGATCATGGCAAAAAGTTTTGTTCAGCCCGGTGACGTCGAAACGTACATCGCCCCGACCGGCGGCGTGGTCGGAGGCGTCGGCGTGATGATCGGTAGCAAGTTCGTCGTCGCCCTCGACACGGTGGCGCAAACGCTGCCATTTCGCGGAATGACGAGCGGCACCCACTCATTGGCGAAGGTCGGCTCGCAGGCATGGACCGAAGGCGTCGCCGTTTATTTCGACACCACCAACAAATGGATGTCGAGCACGGCCACCGTCGGTTTCTTCCGCGTGGGTACAGCCGTGGTCGCCACCGGTGCCGGTGCCGGTGAGACCATCGGGGTCGTCCACCTCGATAACACGGCCACCTTCGCGGTGTCCGCAACCTACGTGCAGAGGTAATCATGACCTGGTCACTCAACGCCAAGGGCGACAAGGGGCAATGCGCGGCCGCGCTCGAGGCGAGCACGCCGCCGGGGGATCCGGGCGATGTCGCTCAGTACAACCAGGCTCGATCGATGATCGATGCCGAGCTCGCGCGTTACGACGAGGGTTCCTCGGAGCTGTCGATCGCTGCGAGCGGTCACGCGCCCGATCACGCTGGCGGGGATCGATCGTTCTCGGTCTGGATCTCCGGTAAGGCGGTCGCGAAGCCAGCGCCTCACGTGGAGGGCGCCAAGGCCAAGGCCGACGCTACCGCCGACAAGCCCGCCGAGCGACGGCGGTAACTAGGCGAGATGGGGTTCGACGACTTGGTCGATGACGCCTCCCGTGCGGCACAGGCTGCGCTCGGCGGCGAGACCGTGACGTACCGGCCCGAGCTTGGCGCGCCGGTGGACGTAACCGGCATCTTCGATAGGCAATACGTGCTCGCCAAGGGGACCGCCGAGGCTGGCGTCGAGGCGCTCGGACCGGCGGTGTTTCTGCGGCTCGAGGACTTGCCCACAGATCCCGAGGACGACGATCCGACGCTGACCATCGGCGGCCTCGATTACCGCGTGATCGAGCGGCGGCCCGACGGCATGGGCTGGATTGTGCTCGCGCTTCGACTGCTGACTTGAGCACGTCGAGACGCGGCGTTGACAGTTAGCGCTGGCCGTGATCCTGACAACGGCAAGGGTCGACCATGGCAATCAAGCATTCGTTCGTATCCAGCAAGACCGAACAGAGCGATCCGACGCTCGTCGGCCCGAACGAGTGGAATAACAACCACGTCATCGATTCGGAGATCGTGCTTCCGGATGTGGCCGCACCTGCAACGCCTGCCGTCGGCAACTCCGCTCTCGCTCCGCATGCGGTCTCCGGCCGTGACATGTTCGGATGTCAGCCCGGCCGAGGCTCGCTCTATACGTTTCAGCCGCACGTTGGCCGCAAGCGAGTGCGCGAGATACGTCCGCGCTCGAACGCAACGACGCTCGACCGACTTGGCATGGACGCGACCGTCGCCGCCGGAACACTCACGGGTCGGAACATGGTCACGACGAACATGTTCACGGCGGCCCATCGCGTCGGTCATGTGTCTGGCGCTGGCGCTGGCAACCAGGCGCAGCTTGGTGACAACACCGCAAATCACGCATGGCTCGGAAACGCTGCAAGACTTGGTGGATTCCATTACGTCATCCGCTTCGGAGTCTCTGATGCGTCACTCGTCGCCACGGCAAATATGTTCCTCGGTCTTGCTGCAACGGTATACGCATCAGACACGGCACCGCAGACGCTAGCAAATATCCTCGGCATCGGCTGCACGAGCGGCGACACGGCATTGCAGATCTACGGTGCTGGCGCCGCTGCGCAGGCGCGCACCTCGCTCGGCGCGAGCTTCCCCTGCAACACGATCTCGACGGACTGGTACGAGTTCGCGATGTTCGCGCCACAGAATGCGAACTCGGTTTACTACCAGGTGACTCGGCTCAACACCGGTGACGTTGCGACAGGCACGCTGACCGGCGCGCAGATTCCGGCAAACACCCAACTCCTGCAGTTCCAGACGATCCGTAGCAACGGCGGCACGGCGGTCGCGGTCGCGTACGACTTCGGTGGCGTCTACATCGAGACGGATAACTGATGTCGGCCTTCGATCGCGGCAGCTTCGGCGCGGCGTTCGATGTCTTCGCGCATCCGCGCATGTTGATTCGTCACGCCATCGTGGCGCTCTTGCTCAATGCAACGGCCGCGGCGGCACGCGTCTATACGTCGCGAGTCGATCCCCTCAGGAAGGGGTCGTTGCCGGCGATCTCAGTCTACATCCTTAGCGAAGAGATCAAGCAAGACGTCTCAAGCGCAGCGGCGCCGCGCGAGATTGAACGCGTCGCGAATGTCGAGCTCGCCGGCTTCGTCGGTGGCGGTGATGAGCAAGCGGTTACCGACGCGATGGACGATCTCAGCAAGCAGATCGAAGACGTGATGGACGCCGATCCGTACCTCGGCGGCGAGGCGGCGGATTCGATCCTCGACAAGATCAACCTCGAGATTCGCGCCGAAGACGGCCATAGCGATCCCCTCGTGGGTGTCGCGGTGCTCACCTACTCGGTGACGTACCGGACGAGCCCGGCAACGCCCGCGGAGCTCGACGACTTCGTCACCGTTTCGCAGTCGACCGAGATCGGCGGCGTGCCGGACACCATCCCGACGAGCGACCAATTCACCGTGCAGGAGATCCTATGAGAATCAAACCCGCCGATCCCAGCGTGCCCGTTCGCGACCCGGTCACGAGGGAATACCTGCCCGAGGATGGCGCAGACAAACCGGAAACGAGCTTTTGGATGCGCCGAATTCGCGATGGTTCGGTCGTCCGCGTCGAGGAGCACGAGCTGCCCACTGGACGAGAACCGATCGCGCCACTCACCACGCGCAAGGGGGAGTAAGCCATGTCGATCAGTTTCAATTTCATCCCATCGAATCTGCGCGTGCCTCGCGTGGCGGTCGAGTTCAACTCGTCGCAGGCACAACAGGGCCCTGCGCTACTCGCGTACAAGGCGGTCATCATCGGTCAGAAGCTCGCCGCCGGTACCGGGATTGCTGACTCGCTCGTGAAGATCACGAGTGTCGATCAGGCGATCACGCTCGGCGGTCGCGGCTCGATGCTGCACCGTCAAGCGCTCGCGTGGTTCGCGAGCAACAAGAGCACCGAGGTCTGGCTCGGTGTACTCGCCGACAACGGCGCAGGCGTTGCGGCGACCGGAACCATCGTCGTGGGTGGCCCCGCGACCGCGACCGGCACGATCGCGCTCTACCTCGGCGGCGAGCGCATCACCGTCGGCGTGAATAACGGCGATGCCTCGACAGTGGTCGCGACGGCGATCAACGCCGCGATCAATGCGAACCTCGATATCCCAGTGACATCGGGCGTGGCGAGCTCGACGGTCACCCTCACGTTCCGCCACAAGGGTCTGACCGGCAACAGCTACGACGTTCGCCACAGCTTCCGCGACGGTGAGGCACTGCCCGCCGGTGTGACGCTGACGATCACGGCGGTTGGCGGCGTGATCGCCGGCACGACAGCCCCGGTGCTCACGTCTCTAATCGCCGCGATGGCGGACCTGTGGTTCCATATCTGGACGCACCCATACACGGACGCGACGAGCCTCACTGCAATCGAGGCCGAGCTCGCGACGCGCGCCGGTCCGATGCGATCGCAGGACGGACTCGCGATCACGTCGGCGTTCGGTAACTTCGCCACGCTCGATGCGCTCGG